ACCGTGTTGGCTATTGAGTCAGTAATGATAATTATACCACCACCACCACCAGTGATGCCAGCTGATCCGGCAGTTGATGAACCAGCAGCGCCTGCAGTTCCACCATTTTTTACGACACTTCCTTGACCTGATACGGACCCCGCTGTTCTGTAGCGATATGTCCCATGATTGTATTGGTTATGATACCTTGGCCATGCAGATCCAATATGCCATGCTCCACATCCGGAAAAGAACTTATCTCCTCCATGACCGGGGTTATGTTCAACCCCCTGATGGGGTCCATCATGACCAGTATGAAATTCACCGCTTGTGTGTGAGCTATCTGCGATTCTTGCTTCTCCAATATTTCCTCTATGTCCCGGAGTATGGTCAATGCTATTAATTGAATAATAAGTTCCAGTCAATGAATCAACATGTGCGTTATTGTTATAATCACCTTGGTGATGCCCATAATTTCCGCCTTGGTTATTTGCAGCACCAAAGTTATAAGTTCCGGGACCATGACCAAAAGTGCGCCCAGCAGCGTTTCCGCACCAAAAACTACAATCCCCCGAACAGGCAGTATGGTGTACCACACCTCTATGAACATGGTGATAGGTATACCCATGCCTATAATTTTCTGTAGCAGCGACATTGGGTACGCCCTGTGGAACACCATGTGGAAGATTTGGGGTAGGAGTTGAGGCATGAGGTCCATGTGTTCCATCACCTGTTATATAATGCTTTGAACCATCAACCAGGTGAGTTAATGGTTGGTTAGGAGCTGCTGTACCTGCACTTCCTGTTGAGCTATTTGCACCAACATTTGCATTCTGCCCTTGAGCTAAAATTGTTCCTAATCCAGTGATTTGCTTGGCAACAATGAGGACAATACCCCCGCCGATTCCGCCAGTTCCTCCAGCAGACGCAGATGGCGTTGTACCAGCTGTTCCGGGACCACCCGGTGCAAGAGTATTTCTGTTAAGTTCACCAGCACCACCATTTGTTGCAGGGGTTAAAGTTCCAGACGCACCAGACGCACCAGCAGCTCCGCCTCTTATTGCAGACACTGTTCCTTCGGCATCTATCACTATACCAGAAATCAATGCTTCAATATTTTTCCTATCAGAGTCAGTTATTTGTGATGCTGTATATGTATTACCACCAGAATTTCCTCCGATGGCTTTTGCGATATTACCAGAGCCAAGGAGCATACGCTCTGCAAGGGTCGAATTAAAATAAAGTTGTTGCGGGATGACTCCAATATTACCAGTAAGAGTCAGTGTATTTTTTACAAATACACGATAACCGTTTGTATTCAGATGAACTCCGGTATTAATAGTAAGATTGTTGTAGTACATATCTCTAGAGAGAGATGTATTTGAGGCAATTACAACAGTACCGTCAGACCCAGTTCCGTAAACTGAGTCGTTACCTATTCTTTGAACCGAAGAGGATGGCTCAACTAAGAACATTCGCACTGGTCTTACGCTATGTGATTCAGATTTCAAAGGACCAACGGCATCCAAGTATAGCCACATTGCAGCTCTTGATGCCGCATCGCCATAGGTAGTTCCAGTTTCTTGCGTTGAACCCCAATAGTTAGCACTGCCTAGATTGTCTGGATTATTAAGGCCTCCTATGTCTCCATTATCATAAAAAAGAACGGATACCATTTGACCAAGTTCAAATGAAGATGGAAGAAACCAGTCATTCTTACCACCAGAAGTGCAAGTTCTAGCCAAAGCTGCTGCTGATGTAGCGGGGTCTGTATTTCCCTGAGCGATAATGGCTAAAGTATTAGCATAACCAGTTCCATATGCAGTGCCAGTCGCTCCGAGAACATTGGATGTTTGATAAGATGTTTGCGCCCAAGTCCTTTTAGGATCTGCCCCAACCCCATTCCACCCATAAGGAGCAGCTTCAAAATATTTCCCTGTTTCATTACCGGCAGTTGATGGAGTAGCAAATATAAATCCACCGCTTGGGCCTCTATCCCCAACTTCAAATGTTCTTAATGTTTTAGCATTAAATCTTTCTAAACCAGCCATACTATACCAATTGAGAGTATATCACTGTACCATTTGCGCAACTTGTTCCACCAGCAACATTTGTTGAAACATTTGCTGGCAAAGATGCTTGAGCAGAAGTGATGATAATAACTCCGCCTCCTCCACCACCAGAACCAGCCGTTCCTGGTGCGCTAATTGAAGCATTAACTGTATTTGCATCACAAGAGATGTATCTCGCATTAAGAATAACAACTCCACCACCAGTGCCGCTTACTGATGCACCACCAGCACCTCCTCTTAGAAATAAAGGAGTGGTTTGAGTTGCAGTTATTACATATCCTTTAGAAGACTGTGTAGGCTGATACCAGTAGCCACTCTGTGTCGTCTTATCGCCAGTTCCTCCATTTGAAACAGTTGGAGGAGTTGCGATTTGTGTTGCGCTGTTTCCACCAAGGCTGTTGGTGACTGCTGTATTGGCAGCAGCCCCGCCAGCAATTGAGCCATTAGCATTTGATCCAGTTGTAAAACCAATTAAAGAACCATTACGGAGAGTAAGTATATTTTTTACAAAAACTCTATAACCGGCGGTAATTAAGTTTGTATTTGCATTTATTTCCAAGTTATAATAATACTTATCAGACGACAAAGTTGTATTTGTAGAAATAGTCACAGACCCATCTGAGCCAGTTCCGTATACAGGGTCAGCGGCATCAATGAATGAGGCAAAAGCGTTTGCAGCAGGAAATCTAGAAATACCAGTCATTACGACTCCTCTATGCCAAATATTGTAACATTTATTGCAGAGTTAGATGAAGCTAAAAATGTAATTTGATCACTATTTGTATTGTTCGCAGTACTTCCATTATTAATTAAAACCATAGAGCAGTTGAATGATACAGTCTCATTTGCATTAATTGTTACACTGCTTAATATATCATGAGTATTTGCTTCAGCAATATTGAGAGGCTTTAAACGAATTGTTGCAGTTTTTGAAGAAGCTGTTGTATTAGTTAACAGGATTTGTTTAACGATAGTTGTGGTGTTAATTGGAACAGTATATGCAACAGATGTAACGGTAGTAATTTGAGTTGGACCAGCCAATCTTTTTTGTGTCACAGCCATTATATAACCTCCATGTAGAACTTAATCATGTTGTCACGAACAGTATTTTTATTCACCCATGAACTACCATTGTATTCCAAAATCTGTCCTGATGCTGGAGTCGTAATAGCCACATCAGTCAGGGCATCTAAATCTGCAGAGCCTCCACTGCTGAACTGGACAATTGTATTGGAACCGTTTTTGTAAAAAATCTTTCCATCGGCATAGTTAAGCCCCAGCTCACCATGTTCAAGCGAAGCCGGGACTGCTGAAGCCGTTCCTGAGTTTTTGATTTTAATGGTGTTAGCCATTACTCCCTCCTATCAGAAAGTTCCGCCATCCACTGTATCAGACCACGAAGGAACGCCTGCTACAACTTTAAGAAACTGACCTGCCGAGCCAATGCCAAGTTTTGCAAGGGTATTTGTAGCAGAGGAGTAAACCAAGTCACCAGTTGTATAGGAGGTAAGACCAGTACCACCGTAAGTTGCGCCAATTGCTGTGCCATTCCATACACCAGTTGCAATGGTTCCAACTGATGTCAAACTTGAGCCTGTGACACCTGAACCCAAAGTTGTTCCAGAAAGAACTGAAGTTCCGGCAATTTGGAAACTCTTGGTGGTGAGAAGATTTAGGTGTTCTGAAGATGTCCATGCATCTGTTGCATCAACCCAATTAAGAGTCTTATCTGTTGCACCCTTGATTGTGAAACCAGCACCGTCTGCAGTTGTGTCTGTTGGTGTATCAACATTTGCAAGAACAATATTCTTATCCTCAACAGTTAAAGTTGCGGTATTAAGGGTTGTTGTATTACCATTAACAACAAGATCTCCAGTAACTGTAAGAGTATTAGAGATTGTAACATCAGCTGGAAGGCTAATTGTTACCGCCCCAACACCAGAGTTGGAAACTGCAACTTGATTGGCTGTGCCAGTAAGACCAGTTACAAGGTTTGTTGCTCTGTCACTAACTTGTGAAGCAGTGATGGAGATTGCTGTATTGCCAGCAGCAGTCAGGCGACCATCTGCTTGAACAGTGAAGGTACCGACTGTGCCTGCACCGCCATAAGAACCAGCCGTTACTGCTGTATTGGTAAGAGAAACTCCTGATACTGCGCCATCAACATAAGCCTTGGTTGCAGCATGCGTGTTTGCGGTTGGTGTTGGAACAAGAACAAGACCACTAAATGTCTTATTCCCAGTTACCGTCTGTACTCCTGAAAGTGTGAGGTAAGCACCTGCACCAGCAACTGCCTCAACGGTTGTAGCAGTTCCACCTGCTCCACCTGTCCCTTTACCGTAGTAGAGGACATCATCTACTTCGTTATATGCAAGTTCTGCATTTTCCAGAGAGGCTGGCGCTCCAGCTGCTCCTCCAGAAGCCCTTCTTTTGATTCTAATTGTATTAGCCATTTTAGTAATTACCTCCATCAAGTAATGTATTTGCGATTGAGTGAACATGATCTGCTCTACTTGCAACCTCAAGAGTTCCGCTATTTGCGGCTCTTGCAATGTCCAATGGCGCTGCATTTGACATTGTTAAGATTCTTTCTAATGTTATTGTTGCTGGAGTTGCGACAAGTGTTGTTACATCTCCATTGCTGACTACAACTGATGTAATATCGCTATTTGATACAGTAATGTTGGTTACATCACCTGTCAAAACTTGCAGTGTTGTTATATCAGCCACGACTTACTTCTCCAATAACTGTTATTTTACCTCCCATTAAGGTTGTAACAGTTGATCCATTTGTTTCTTCAAGATCATAATAGTATATACCAGTATTTATATTCGAAGTTGTGCCAGATGATAATGTGATATTAAGTGTTCCAGCAGCAGCATTACTAATGGTTGTTGTGAATGTTTGTATAATTGTCTCAGAAGATTTTGTTTTTCTAATTTGAGCTCTATATGTACGACCAGATATATTAATAGCAGTATTGGCGCTATTTTTTATTCGGACTTCATGAGTATATGAATCCCCTTTATAAATTGATATATCTCTTATGCCAGCCATATTTAGCAGTCACAAGTCTCACAACCACAGCTGCACTGTTCAATACAGTCGCAACCGCATTCGCAAGATTTGTTTCTTCCTTTATTCAAATCTTCCATTATGCACCCGGCTTTGGCAACGCTCTCCAAGCTGCTTCAAACTTTGCAGCATCCTTTGCCATTTCTGGAGAAAGCTCTAAATGCAACCACTTTCCGCCGAATGACCCGGCATTGTCGGACTCACTAAAAATTTTGACCCCTGCCTCGTTTTCTCCTCTTGAGCACCTGAAGCCGCGGCCATAGCCAACATTCTTGTCCGACTTGTCAGCATCATATGCATAGTCGTGAATCTCCTCAATGCCAAGTTCTTTGGTGTACTTAATAAACCAGTTCCACATCTCAACACCAACCTTGCGGTCCGTGTAGCCAACATCGCATGCGGCTCCGGTTGCGTGGACTGATAGGAATTTCTCCATGCCTGGGTCGCCAATTTTCTTGCCTTCGGTCTTAGAGTTTCTCATCAACCTGGCGGAATACACGCCCATGTTTGTTGCTTTCCATCTTTTTCCACAAAGCTCAACGAGTTTTAGCGTTCCAGGCTGTGCGCCTTTTCCGTCAAAACTAGGATAATACGAATACTTTCTTGGCATTATTTTACCTTTCCAAATGCTGAATCATTAGGATTCAGGTAGCGCATAATGACAGGAAGAGCCGCAGCCCATAATGCATTTGCAGCCATTTTTACATCACCAGTTGATGCGTATACAGCGACAGCAGCTCCCAATACGCTTCTTGCGTAGGATGCAGCCATTGCCTTTTGTGCTTCAGTAATTTTCATATAATATATCTCCTTTGTGGATAACCACTATAAGTCAATTATACCTTAGATGTCATTTTTAGGCTGAGTCTTCGAGCCGTTAAAAATTTCATCAATCTCGTCAAGGTCTAGTTTGCCATCGTTAAGGAAGGCTTTGGCAAGACCTTCAACAACTTTAGCAACTCCTCCAATTCCAGCCATCAGGATGGCTTGAGGTAAATTAACTCCAGCAATAGAGCCAGCGCCAATCACGCCAAGACCCGATGCACCAAATACGGCAAGTATTCTTAATAAGATATTTTTTGTATTATTCATTTAGTCTTCATCCTTTTTAATTAAAACACCAAACATGTGAACAACAAATGCGGTTATTGTTAACCACAATCCATAAGTTTGAGTTTTTCCAGATAATGTAATTAAAACAATTACACCTCCGGATAGTGTCCATGCCAAAGCATGGAGTTCGTTTAAGATTTTTTTAAACATTATTTTCTCCTTGATCGGCTACTACCCCGATCTGTGTTACCAGAACCACCGCCTCCCGATGGTCCACCAGCACCTCCACCCGATGGTGCAGGACTACCTCCAGAGGGCATAGGAGCCGTTGTAATCATTGTTAAAGTAGTTGTTACAGCAATGAGTGCTCTTCTTGCTTTTACATCTATTTCAGAACCTGTAGGGACATAATCATCAAGACCTTCTCCGAAGATGTCAATCTCTCCCTCAAAGGCTTCTTTAATTTCAGTTGGGGCATCGGTAAGCGTTTCAACAAGAGCAGCTTCTTCTGCTAGAGTAAGATTCTCAACAGCAATTTCTTGGAAGATTTCTGTAGCCTGATCTGCATCAATACTCTCCAAAACCTTTGCGCTTGTAGCAAGGTCGGTTGCCTGATCTTCTGTAACACCAAGTTCCAAAACACTGTCAACAGCATTAGACACTTGTTCTTCAGAAACAGAATCTGACTCTAAAATTCCAACAACCGCTTCAAATTGTTCATCTGACAACGGCGTATCTAATACAGAGTCAATAACTGATGCAAATTTTTCATCCGAAATTGGCTCATCAAAAATAGAATCAAGGGCAGCAGAAAATTGTTCTTCAGATAACGGCTCAGAAAAGACTGCATCGACAGCAGCTTCAAATTGGTCTGCACTTAGTTGAGATGTATTGTCAAAGACAGCTTCTACTGCAGCAGAGAAGTTTTCGTCAGACATAGGCCCATCAAACACTGAATCAATAACTGTAGAAAACTGCGAATCAGTTAAGTCTTGACCAAGGAGGGAGTTAACCACTGCCGTAAGTTCTTCAGGAGTTCCGGCATCTGCTACTAAGCCATCAACAGCATTTGCAAGGTTTGCATTAGTTATAGGTGCATCGAAAATATCATCAACCGTTGCGTCTATAGTTTCTTGAACCTCTTGGGGAACTTCAATTGTTGGCGTTGGGTCTTCAGGAATTTCAACAGGTGTTGTATCTATTTCTGGAGTAGAAACTGGAGTTTGGTCCAACTCAGGAATTGAAACAGTGGTGTTTTCTGTTGGAAGTGTTTCAACAGGAGGCGGAACAACCTCCTCAACAGTCGTTGTAGTCGTTTCAGGCTCAGGTGCTATAGTTGTTGTAGAAGTTGTAGTGGAGGTTGTAGTTGAAGATGTTGTTGTGGTTGGCACCACTGTCGTTGTGGTTGTGGATGTTGTGGTGGTCGTTGTAGAAGTTGTGGTAGTTGGCTCTACAGTGGTAGAGGTGGTTGTGGTTGATTCCACTGTCGTGGATGTTGTGGAAGTGGTCTGAGTAGACCCAACACCATTGAAGCTCAGTTCATACCGCAAGTTCCACCCTTGATTTGTATGCCAAGCATCAGGGTTTCCACAGCAAATACCAGCCCTTAGTCTGTAACGACCAGCAGGTACTTCCATAGAGATGTACGACTGCAAGCCAATGGAGTCGTCAATGCTATAAAGCAAAGTTCCTGCTTCGTTGTATAGCCACAACATCGGGTCTGAGTTATACCCAGTAATCATATAAGTTTGCGCTATAAACTGTGTTGTCTCGCTGTAATCAAACCAAACATCTGTTGGCTCTGTGATTATTAGGTTTTCAGCCTTAGCGGGGGATGCAAAAATAGAAATAAAAATTAAAGGTATTAATACCCAAGAACCTTTTTTAAATCTTAATTGTCTCACCTAACAATAATACTTGATTATTGATTAAGCGACATACTCCACACCACTAATAGTATAAGTTGCTGTTGACACACTTGAGCTTACATAAATAGAAGCACCAGCGTTAACAACAACTGCTGAATCGTAAGATATAGTTTCTCCACTAAGAACTGAAAAGTTGCTTAACACTTTATTGTTTGCACCAGCAGAACCACTTGCTGGAATAAGATGAACATTGCAAAGCAGTGTGCTTGCACCTGTGTTGCAAATATTTATATTCTTCACAATTGCATAGCTTCCAACATTGGAGCTTAATGTGTAAACATTAGCTGCGCTATCGCTACCGATATAAAGAGTTTTGGGAGTTAAGTTAGCCATTAGAACCTCATCCAAGCAAGAATGCTTGTGTCATTAGCCACAGTGTTCATATACTGAATTGTGGTTGCATCTAGCACATGATCAACGATTTCACCCGCTGTATGCGCTATTGCACTTGTTGAATCATAACCTCTTGAAGATACAGTAAAAGTATTTGCTGATCTTGAAGAGCAGAGAATTTTTTCTTCTGCTGCGGTTCCTCTTCCAATTACAATTACAAAAGGGTTTAGAGAACCGGAGGGGAATGTACTTCCATCAATAACTACAATTGATGTTGCTGAGTTGGATACATTTGCTGTTAATTGTGTTTTTAAAACACCACCAGCGAATTCTCTTCTTAACAAAGCAACCCCCTAATTAGTTAATAGAAATACTTAGGTCGCCTGAGCTAACTCTAAGAATATCTCCTGCATCAAGTGATTTGTTTGCAGTTAAAGGACCATATACAAGAATATTACCACTTGTAATTGCATCGCAAACTGCAATTGCAACAACCGTACAAGTAGGCATACCGTTGAAGTCAATGTCTGAATCATTCGTTGTTGCACCTGAAGAAGCAGCATTGAATGTTGCTACTTTTCTAGCATAGGAGCCACCACTAACCTCTGTTCCCGCTGAGGAATCGGTAGGAGCGGCTGTGTAAAGAGCCAAATAAACCGTTGATGGTTTCGTATAAGTCGTTGTGCCAAGAAAATGATCAAGAAGTTTAACCTCAAGATAATCGCTTAAATTTCCAGCCATAAATTAATCCTCCTTAGAAGCCAAGTACTCTTCAAGTTCAAGTACATCTGGCATTCTAAAATTTTCAAGAGTTAGGAGGAAAGCGGCTTGCTCCTCTGTAACTTCTTGGATACTATCTTCTCTTGTAAAAAGAAGACCATTACCGCTATATGCAGCTCCACTTTCAAAAATAATAACAACACGATTATCGTTTACTGTTGCAACTTTCTTTTCTACTGGTTTTGCTTCTTTTGGCTTGGCAGCAGCCTTTTTCGCTGGTGCCTTTTTTGCCGGGGTTTTGCTTGCATCATTAACTGATGTTGAAGTAACAATATTTTCACTCATAACAAATATCTTATCATACTTAACTATAAAATGCGAAAGGGAGGGGATATTTCACCCCTCCCAATCACAAATTTCTAATTACTAATTACAGTGAACGAAGCTTGACATTCTTACCGATTACATATGAATCAGCATTTTCAATGTTGCTTGCAACTCTCATGTACTGAGTATATTCAATCGTGTCTGTCTTTGGCTTGAACTGACGGTACACAGTAATGTCACGGTGGATACCAATAACACGGTTCTGCGGGAATGTAAGTTCAATATGACCATGTGATCCTGCTGCACCTGAGTAGTCACCAGTAACGGTTTCTGGCATCAAAGGAACTTCAATCAACGGAATACCGAATGGTGAAATACCAGTTGAACCAGGACCACCATTACCACGCATTGCGCCCTGAAGGAAAGCCACATCACCGGTTACTGAACCGGGAGATGGTGCGCCTGCAGTTGCGGCTGTTGCGGAGTTTGGATTACCCAAGCTATAGATGGTGTCTTGAACATTGCCTGAACCAGAGAAGAATCTCAGTTCATTTCTGCGCTGGAGATACTTGGTTGGCATATTGCGAAGGATACGATCATAAGTAGCTCTTGAAACCTGATTACCAGCCTCATCGACTACACGACCATTTGTCTTAGCAAGCTTAACGAAGCCATCAAGTGCCTTAAGAAGACCATTGTTTGACGATGTATTACCATTGATGAACAAATCGTCAAGGTCGTTAGCTGTTTGACGAGCCATAACCTGTGCGATGTGATCTTCAAGAGATGCACCTTCAATGTTGTCTTCCAAAGACTCAGTGCTCAATGCCCAGTCAAGACGAAGCTTAACGGTTGACAATGAAACCTTGCTGAATGTTACAGCGGCATTTGCACCGCTGTCTGTTGCCTCTGTTGCCTTTGAAAGCAAGCGAGTGCCTACGGAAACCTTATCGATTTCCATTTGTGGTGTACGCATACGAACGACTCTTGCGTTCTGCATAAGTACAGACTGATCAATAACAAAATCGAGGAATCGATTTGACTGAGCTGGTTTCATCAAACCACCTGAATCATTACCTACAACCCCAGTTGTTACTTCGTCAGCTTTTGATAGAATTTCTTCTTGTGATGCCATTTTGTTTTTCCTCCTATTATGACTTATAGCCCAAGGAGTTAATTAAACCTTGTGGCAAATATACATTGTTCCATAGCGATGCTGGAGCGGACTTGGTAAGTTCCTCGCCATCCTCATCATCCTCTGGATCAACACTTTTCTTGATAGCACCAGCAGTTGCGAAGGCCTTAACCTGCTCTTCCTGCTCGGTCAGAGCTTGCTCTGTTGCTTCTAATTTTTCTTGAAGTTCAGCAGTGCTGGCTTCAAATCCCTTTGTAATATCATCGATCTTATTTTGAACCGAAGCTTCAATCTCTTCTTTAATTGAAGTAGCGAAGGTTTCGAGTTTTTGATCAACCACATCACTGAGAGCGTTTTTTAGGATTTCAATATCCATTTCTTCCTCCTGTGTGTTTTCAGTTACTTCAACTTGTGCTGAAGCATTTTCTTGAACATCTGGAACAAGCCAGTTAACTACTCTTTTTAGCAGAGATAGTCTGTTAATTTCTTGTTCATTCATGTTAAAGACCTTATCATAGTTTATATCATTTTGCAATTCGCTATCGTTCTCAGTTTTAGTAATCGCATCAATCATTTCTTTGAGAACCTCATTCATTGAATTTAGCTCTTCTAAATTGCTGTCTTCAGAAATTTCTTCTAAAGATTCTTTTTTAATTTCATTTGTCATTGAAGACTCCTTTTTCTTTTTCTTTGGATAACCCTGTGCTGGATTCTTAATGCCAGCACCCATGTTTCCAGTTGTCACTTCGCCTTCTTTTTCAATGCCCTTTTCTTTCGTATTAGCATATCTCTCAAGGAGTCTGCGACCTTTTGCAGCGAGTTCTGCTGCGTCTTGTGCGTTTTGTGGCACAGGCTCGCCCCATGCAGCAGCAGATAGCGCAAGTCTTGAGGGTTCTCCATTTGGTTTTTTCATAGGACCAGATGGGTTTGTGAAAAACCGTGTAAGGAATGAACCCTTTCTACGCATTTTTTCTGGAGTATCTGCTGCACCCCGCACTCCCGGCTTAAGATTTGCGCCTTCAGTCTCTTTAAAGTGTCTACGGCCTGCAGCAGTAAGACCGCCTTTAGGGTCTTTCAGAGGTTGTTTTGCTTTTTCAAAATCAATATCTTCAACAATATCTAGGATATAGTCAAGATTACCATCAGTGTCCATCTTGATAATGTCAACAACTGCCAGAGCATTTGCGGGGTTATCTACGAGGCTAAGTTCGCCAAGCATGTATTGCTTAATAATATTTACAGGTCGACCACGGAACATTTTTTCAGCAGATTCAATTTTTTCAACGATCTTGCCCCCAATAGAGAAGGCCTTAAGCGTTCCATCCAAAATCTTTTCCCAAGTGTCTTGGGCACCTTTTGATATATAGGCATCAACCTTGATTGCATTATATTTAGTTCCATCTTGAGCAGTTATTTCAATTGGCTCAAAATTAATTGCTTTACCGACAGCAATGGGTGCATGCATCTCACGGATGTTTCCACCCCAATTTTTAAATGCTTCTAGTGAGGCACTAAATTCAACAATATCTCCAGATTTGTCAATGTTGTCAGCAGTAGCAATACCACTTACGATTCTCTCTTCTTTCTTGATCATGTCAATGGGGAAGGACAAGTTAAAATTTTCCATAGTCACCTCGTAATCTTATATTATACACTATTGTTTGTATAATCAGCCAACTGCGTAAGCCGAAAAGCTAACACCGGCTGTAACAATTTTAATTGTTGTATAGTCGCCTGGAATTTTATGGTATGTGTGACTACCAGCATCTGGTGAATGCGGAATGACAACTTGATGTATCCCATTTAATTCAATAATAGCACTTGTTGTGTTGCTTTTATTCCATACAAACAGATAATCAGTATGATGTCCAATTGACACCACTCCGTCTGTGCTTGCGATAGCTGTTGTTGTATATACGATACTACTCATTATTTTCTCCTTCAAATACCTTAACGGTATCTGTATTATCGCCAGAATCTTGACTCTGACCTCTTTCTTTTTGATCTCCAGTGCCTTGTACACCACTTGGTGTCGCTCCACTGTCAGATCTAGACTTTGGCGGTTCAGATGATGCATTATTGGAATTACCAATAGGCGCTCCACCATTCTCCTGCTTAACTTTTGTAGGGAACGGCAACATATCATCACCCTCAGATCTTTCTGGCAAGCCAATCTTGCTTCTAACCTCATTAGGACTTACAACCTCTGTACGGAGGTATCTGTCATAAATTCTTGATTCCATGTCCTCATCAAGCAAGTCAATCTTCTTCAACTTAAACTGGAGAAGGTCTGTGAACTCGGCAAGAAGTCTATTAATCTTCTTTTCAATAATTGCTTGGTCTGGGCCGATTACTTGAATCTTGAATGTTTTATCAGCATCTCTTGAAACAGCAAGGTTTGCATTGTCATAAACACCAACTTTTGGTGCGGGAACCCTATTTGCAATAAGAATCTCATCACGGTTTGATTTGCGATACTTATCAAAAGAAGCATCCTGAATTCCCGCTTCCAGTTTCTCAAACTTAATGTCAGCATCTCCACCAATTCCGGCAGGCAATGGAACAATAAGAGTTCCGTGATTACGACCCTTGACTTCTGTTCTAAAGTAGTTTACCAATTCCATTTTGGAACGATTACTTAATTTAGCACCTTTAAGAATAATTGCATAACGAGGAATTGCTTTATTTTCAAAATAATCAATGTTGTATTCTTTTGCAAACTTATCGCCAACAATTGCGGCAGCAGCAGATACGGCTGCGGGGATACCGTAATATGTATTATTAGGAGAATACATCTTGAAATGGATGATTTCATTAGGATTTGGATCACTATTGATAGGGTCTTTCATTTCCAAATCTTGGAAGTTTCTAAAGAACACTG